TCCGGCGTCGCCTCACTCATCAGCCCGACTGGCATATCCATTCGAGCTGCTGGAGTCATCCTCCAGATGCGCCTTTCGGCGCTTGAATAGGGCGCTCTTTCATTACCTCCGCGATAATGGCGTTACCGACTTCAACGCGCAAATCGGCAGCGGCTACACCTTCAGCAAGCAACGGCGTACCGTCGGCGCAGCGCACGCAAGCAATCCACCAGTACTGACCGCCCGCGGCGATGTCCCGCATCACTGGTCGGCGCACCTGTAGTGGTGGCAATCCTTCGATGTCCGCATCGCGCCAACCGTCGCCTAGATATTCGGTTCCGATTGGCATTAGGCTGGCTTCGCTTCCGAGAAACTAAAGTTGATGGTCGCCGCGCCCTGCCCGTCGTACGAACGGCTGGCACTGTTCAACATACAAGTGATGCTGTAGGACGTGCCCGAGTTGCCATCGCTCCAGGCGACAATGGTCTTGGTGTCTGTCGCGGTATTGATCAGCAGCGTGAGCGCCGTTTCCGCGACGGTTGTAGCCATTGCCGTGCAGGTGATCTTCCGCGTCAGACGGCCAGCCATTGCAAGCGTTGTCAGGTCAAGCGTGGTGGTAATGTCGATCTCTTGGCGCGATAGGTCGACGGTGACGTTCTGTACCGGAATGGTTACCGAGTTGATTGTGAGTGTCCCGCCGTAGCCCGCTGTGTATGTCGTTGGCATCGTTTAACTTTCGTCGTGGGTAAGGAATGTCGTGGTAACTACGATAATTCGTTCAGCATCGCCTTGTCCGTCATCCGGTACAGCGTCGAGCGTTCTCATGTTGATATCAACCATCCGGAAGGTGATAGAGCCTTCTGTGACACTAATGGCGAATGCTTCGGTAATGTCGTCGGCTACCTCCATTGCTTCCGCTACCGTTGCAGCGACGCAGGAGAAGTTTACCGACAGCGTGACCATATTCGTGACGGTGTTCGTGGTCTGCGCCCATGCGGCAGAGGTGAACTCGTACACGACATACGGCAGCGGATCGCCCTGCCGACGCCAGCGCGGCGACAACTCAGCCACGCCAATGCGCGTCTTTAGATAGTCGTACAGCGCTTCCGTAATGGTCTTTAGGCTTCTACTTGTTGCCACGTAAAGCCTCCTTAGCCGCTTGGAGGATGTAGTCGCGGAGGTTCTTTGTCACCTGTGGAATCATGCGGGTAGCAACAGCGCGAGAACGCCACGCTCCTGCGATCTGTTTCGCCGTCGCGCTCTTTCGATCCACAGCGCGTGCGGAGCGCTCTGCGACGAACGCAGGCGCTGCATCACGGGCCGCAGCAAAGACTGCGCGGAGTTTGCCGCTACGTTCTGCCTTTGGCGCCTTGAGCGCAGCCGGGCGGTTCTGCTTGATGATCGCCCGGTAGGTGGCTTGCTCTGCTTTGACGCCCTTACTAAAGTTGGCGTAAGCCTTGGATCCCTTGGCGTAGTGCCGGAATCCACCTTCCAACAAGTGCCAAATCTTCTGCCGGCCGCCCGCACCGGCGCCGCCACTCTTCCCGTACATGACACCGACACGGCCGGTGATCCCGGCGCTTGTTCCACCGCCAGCGCGTCGGACATCGATGCGAGTCGCTTTATCGATCGCCCGACGATGAAGTGGCTTGCCGCGATACCCAGCGGCTACCCAAGTCTGACGGAGTGCGGCGCGGACTGGGTCAAGCGCTTTTCGCATCGATCGCTTTATTACGTTCTGTGCAACTTTGGGCCCAAGACGAGCCAACGCGGCGCGGACGTTGCCGTCGCGGAACTGCGTCTTCAAAGTTACCTGGGTGGCTTTCACTCGACTTCCTCCGTCGCTTCGATCTCAAGACGTCGGCGCTTTTGGTCACGGTCAAAGCAAGCGCGGATGTTGAACACTCGCTCGGTGCCGTTGTCCAGGTAAAGCAGTCGGCTGTTCGTGGTCACGGCAGGATGCCAAGCGGCCAGGATGCGCCAGTCGGAGCGGGCGTTAACGCCAAGATCGCCGATCACTTCGTTCGTTCGTGCCGAGTCAATGTGGCAAGCAATCTTGGCGACACTCAGCCATGAGACTTCTGCCTGTCCAACGCTGTCGACGGTTCGCACAGGATTCTGTACCGTCATCGAAAGCCTCAGCATTCCGGATGGGACGTGCCCAGCCATTATCCGATTCCCTTGCCCATCATGCCTGTGATGCGATCCCAGTAGGTCGAGTCAAGCGCGATGGTGTCATCGCCACGGCTTGCCACATGGTGTGCCACGCGCTGGAGTAGCGCCATCTCGAGCAGCGGGTTCAGCGCTGCGTTGCCGGCCGTCACGGTTAGGGTGACTGGGTAGGTCAGGTTGACATTGTCAATGTCCATGTCAACGTAGATCAGACCGTTGATTTGGATCTTGGCGCTGTTCAAATTGCCAGTGAGCGGCGTCGTGGCGCTATCGCTGTAGGTCACCGTAGTGCCTGCCAGGTCGCCTTGGCGCTCCAAACGGAGGTACAGACCGCCGTAGTTCGTCAAGGGCGCTGCGGGCACCCACTGCGTCCTGGTGACCGACTCCACGCACCACCCGGTGCGCTCTTCTAGTTCGCGTACGGCTGCTGCCCATGCAATGCCAATAGCCGGGTCATCCTCCGTGTGAGGAATGCGGGCCCAACTGCGGAACTTTGCAAGGTCTAAAGCCATTGTTCCTCGCTGTAGGTAGGTGGGGCCGAAGCCCCACCCACCTAAAGGATGAGAGGATCATTACGCGATGTTGGACACGCGCAGTTGGACAAGCGCATCGCCGCGGGTGATGTTCGCATTAGCGAACGCCATCGCGGTGTACTTAACTTGACCAGTGGTGGCCAGCGTGATGTCGTCGCGGATCATCCCGATTCCTGCCCACTCGCGGATGCTGTAGGACTCGCGGATGTCTCCAACCACTGCCATCACGGTCTTGATAGTTGCACTTGCAGTTGCAACGTTCACAGGAACATACGGAGTTACGTAGACCGGGAGGCCCATGAGCGTAAACGGTGCTGCATTCCTGATGCCAGCATCAGCAGAAGGAACAAACAGCGGCACATTGTTCACGATGATGCCAGCAATCGCTGCGTAGACGTCTTGCGGAATGATCCAAGCGCATGTTGGACTGTTCCAGTAAGCCGCTGGCAGAGTCTCGTAACGCATCTTGGTCAGATTTGCAATGGTCACTGCCGAGTCAGAAGTTGCAGCAGTCACCTTCTGTGCGCGCAGGTTCGTGTTGGTCGCAGAAGATGCACCAGTGCGAACGCCAGTGGTCGTGGTTGCAGGGTCAAAGATGCCAGTTGGCATATTGGTTCCCGTGCCACCGATGAAAGCAAAGGCCTGATTCTTGCTCAACTTCTTTTGCAAGTCCATCATGACTTCGGCTTCGACGTCAAAGTTGGCTTGGCGCAAGAGAGTCTGCGAAACTTGCGTCGTTGGTGAGCACAACTTTGGCGGCAAGAGCACTTCAGCGAGTGCCATGTCGTTGGTTACAGCAGTGCCACCTTCAGCGATCCACGAACCAGTGCCGCCACCGTAGGCAGCGCTGGTCTGCGTGTTGTAACGGAGCGATGGGTAGCCAGTGACTCCGCCGCGATAATCAGCCAACGAGCGCATGAAATCTTGGCTATCGAGGTACTTAAGAATCTCTGTCTCGTAGACAGCGGGCACCATGATCGTGCCAGCAGCGGTTGCGGGAGTGGTTGCGGTCGTGAGTGCACGCACTTCAGGTGCAGCGCCACCCTTGAGCCAACCGATGAACTGGTCGCGGTACTTCTTGGTATCGCGCTCTTCGCGTCCGAGTTCCATATCGCGCTTGGCGATGATTTCAACGGCGCTCGATGACGCGAAACGCTCGCGCATTTGCGCGGAACGAATCTCTGCTTCAACGGTTGCGAGTTCGTTTGCGACTTCATGGCCGCGGGCTTCGACTTCCACGGTGAGTGAGTCTTGTGCGAGAATGGAATCGCGCTCTGCGGTGAGCGCCTTACGGCTTTCAAAGAGTTCGGACAGTTTCATAGCGGCATCCTTAGACGCAGACGAAGACGGGCTAAGCCCGAGGAAAGATGTCGTGCTTCGGCGCTCGTCTGCGGGTAGGCGCCGTTTTCTACGATCGAGACTTCCAATAGCCTCACCTGGGTGAGTGTGCGAGTACTTCCGCTCCAAGAGTCGGAGATCACGTTGAAGCCGAACGACATCTCGCTGAGGACGTTGGCGTCCACCAGTGCGCGGATGTCTTTTGCTCGCTGCGTGTCGGGAAGCGTTACTTCGAACGCCAAACCGTGCGCGTCACTGTTGAGCTGGAGTAGCCCACTCTTGGTATTTGCCAAGAGGTCGCGCGAATCGTGACCGACAAGCAGCGAGATGTTGGAGCGGAGCGAGTTGTCGAACGCGCCGCGGGCTACCTTCTCAGTGAATGGCTTGCCACCGTTGATACCGCGCACGGTCAGTGGATGGCTTGGAGCGTCGTACACGCTGGCGTAGCCGCCGATCTTGTCGCCTTGCATACTGATCTTGGCGGTACGGATTTCAAGCAATGTCTTCACCTCCATCGATGTTCTCGGTGGCGCCGTCGCCTTGCATGGCGCTCATTCCGCCTGGCATGGAGACACTTGGGATGTCGAACTGGTCGCCGGCAATGGGAGGCAAACCCATGCGCTTACGGCCGTCGTTCGGTGAGAGGATCCCGGCGAGGACGAGTTTTGACAGCGCCATGCCGGCATCGCGCATATTGCCGCGGAGCAGGACGTCGGTATCGAGCCTTGCGTGTTCGCCGGGCCCGCAGAGTTTGCGCGTGATCTCCGACTCCCACGCGGTTACCCATTGGGCGAGTGCGCCGTCTACGTAGGCGCGTGCAGTTTCGGATTGAGAGGACAGCGCCCCGCCGCCCTGCTGGTAAAGCATTTCGGGCGGTACGCCGAATGCGCGGGCGATCTCTTGGATAGAGAACCGGCGCGACTCAATGCTGGTTGTGGTTGATTCAGCGCTGATGCGCTCAGCCTTCATGCCTTCGCGCAAGATCAGCGGGCGCGATGCGCCTTCCGCGGTTGCGTGCATGGTTTGCCAGGCGTCGCGGATGGCTTGAACCGTCTGATCGGACATCGCGCCAGGGTGAGAGATCGAAACCTTGCCGGTGCTACCGGTGCGGATCAGGCTCTTGTGCGCCGCGTCCTGGTCTGCCGCCAGTTCCATTGCGAACCGGCAAGACTCCATCGGCGACATATACCAACTCGGCGACAGCGGATCCGGATAGCAGCCGAGGTGCAGCACCTGGTCTGCCTTGAGGAGATTGCCGCCAAGCCGGTACTGAACGCCCTCTTCTGTGAGCTCGACGGTAGATGTTCCGCTCGGGAGTGGCTGCAATTCGGCAACTGTGCCCGATGAATCACGGCGAATGAGTGCCAAACCGTTACCCGAATCGAGCGCGCACGTGGTCATGTAGCGCCGAAACTCGTAGCCCGACTGCCAGCGCGAGGCTTCTCGCGTCATCAACTGCGTGATCGGCGAGTCGACTACTTGGCCCTGTGAGTCAATTACGGAGAACGGGAGCCGCGCCAAGTCGGTGCTGATGAGATTCATCGCACGAACGACAGCGGGTAAATGCTGTGGTGCTGGCGTTGCCAGTGGTTCCGGGCGTGCGTACACAACTACGCCGCTTTTGAACCCGAAGAATCGTGCGAAGATGCTCACTGAGATGCATGGAACAAATGTGCCTCAGCGTGTCAAGCGATTATTTCAGACTTGCCACCTTAACCAATCGGACAAGCGCTGGTGCTGAGTCCGGTTGACTCACGCACCTGGTGATGTTCCATCAGAAGCGCTGCCATGTTGCCGGACACGATCACGTCCATGTTGCCGGCGCTGCGTCCCTTCACTGGTCGCGTGTTGCCGACGTTGTCGCGGATCAGGCGCACGTTGTTCAGTCCCGACGCGAGCACCGGGTCGATTTGATAGCAAAGTTGCTTTGACTTCAACAGATCGCCCCACAGTTTCCACGCTGGCGCCATCGTTCGGATGCTCTGATCGACCGGAATGATGGGCCAGCCGCGATCCTGCCATCGCTTTATGTCTCGCGCTTGCGCTGGATGCGGGTCTACGCCGATCTTTCGCACGTCGTAAAGCGTCATCAAGTGCTCAATTTCAGCCTCGACGATGCTCATATCCTGCCATTCACCAGGCATTCGGCGCAGATGTCCTGCCTCAATCCACACCTGTAGCGGGTTCTTGCAGCGCTTTTCGTCCAGCGCAATGTCCGTACCGGCCCACCAACACACGTTCCGCGCACGAATGATGCCGCCATCGACGACCATGATGGTGAGCGCTGTCAAGTCAAGTTGACTTCCGTAACCACCGCGGCTCAGGTCAAGACCAATGACCGCGGGCGCGCCGCGCAAGCGATCCCAATCGCAGTCGACCATTTGCCGCTCAAGTACCGCGAGATCGATGTCAGTCGTGGCAATCTCGTGGTATCTGCACGCTAGCTGCGTCTCGAACTCGGCTATTTGAACCGGATCTCCGGTGTTTAGCATCGTCTGCGCGGCCAGTTGTAACTGCGTCGGGTCGACAATGACGCCCAAACCTGGGTGCGCCTTCGCCCATACGGCAGGGTCGGAGGCCTGATCGTCGGCATCTAGACCGTAAATCATGGGCCACCAGCCCGCCGGATAGGGCGTTCCGTCAGTGATTGCGGCCTCGCACGCTTGCCAGTAGCCCCAAATCGGGCGCGTTTTTTGCTCAGGATCGGGCGTCGTGATCGCCAACAGTTGCGACGTGGCGAACTTGGCAAGCCCAGTGAGCAAGCGCCCGAACGCCTTGTCCATGCGCGCCGTCTCGTCCGCGACGATTAACCGCGTGGTCAATCCGTCAAGCGCACGGTCGGTGCATGGCAAGGAGATGTACCGGTTGCCGCCGTGGCGCACTCTGCCTGGGTGCGCCGGCGTCGAGCCACCCGAAGACGTCCATCCTTTCTCGTCTTTGTCCGAGTCATCGAGCGCCAGCGTCCGGCACATGGTCTGCATCCGCTCAAAAGTCTTCTGTGCCAAGCGCCCATCTGGCGCCACGCTTGAGAACTCCAGGCTAGTGCTGGTGTCGCGCATCGCTGCCATGATCATTGACGCCGCAAACTCCGTCTTCCCGTTGCCACGCGCCACCACCAGCAGCAGCGCCTTGGTCGCCGGCGTGTCGGTCTTCACCTTGGCGATCACGCGCCGGCGAGCGAGCAGGATCATTGCCACCATGCACTGCCACGGCATCCACTCCAGTGGTTTGCCGGCGTCCTCTTCTACGCCCTGCCCACACTTGCGGGCGAACGCTCGGGCGTCTTCGGCGCGTGGCTCATCCCACCACACCTGGTGCGCCGCCGGCGCTTTGCGCTCGGCTAAGTAGCGCTTGCATGAGTCGACGATTCGCAGATTCGCGACGGCGCTCCCGCTGGCGATCGACTCGGCGTAGGCATCTGCTAAGTCGGCGCATAAAGGTGGCTTCTTGCTGTGTTTACGGCGCGCGTCTGTCTTCGTGGATCCACACCGCGGTGCCTTAGCGGGTATAGGCCCCTCGGCCCTATGACGGGGGTTGGTCAAATTTCGCTCGTTGTCTTAATAACGTGATGTGTGCGGCACAACGACTGCAAATTTTTCCATTCGTTTGTGCCACCACGATGCAGTGGAATGATGTGATCTGTCTCGAGGTCAGCCACTGCACCACACACAGCACAGCACATATGCACAGCCTTATGTGCCTTGGCTGTGCGTGTCCATGTACCACCGCGTGAACGAATGGTGTTAATCATGCTGATGGGCTTGCCTATACCACCTTCGTATCGCCATCGCCTAGCCATGTGCGTACCTCTTCCATGAGTCGCGTATCTACCTCTTCACGCCACGCTAGTAGCCATTCCTCATCATCCTGCCTTGCAAGAACGATGGGCAACCACCCTACTTTTGCATCAGTACGTGCTTGCAACATTGCGTCCTCAAGCCCAGCGCAACGTGGTGCAACATTGGGCAGACATACGCCATCGTCCATGACCGTACGCAATTTGCTTAAACGGCAAATCAAGAGGCTTCCACTCACAATGAGATTGTCGCTCTTCAAGCGCCCATACACGTACGAATAGCCTGTCTTTCGGCGCTTTACCTCAACATGGATCTTCCAGCTGCACTGTGCTTCGATGTCGGCTTTGCCCTTTCCATAGCGCTGGGCAGTACGTTCCCACTTGAATGGGAACAACTTCTCCAGCGCACGGCAAGCGTCCAACTCACCATTCTTGCCCTTCATGCGTGAGTTGGTCACGAATCATCCTCAGCGCGTTCGACTTCTTTATCCGTGACACAACGTGGCGTAATGGGCCCGTACTCTTCGATAGTGTCACGCTGGTGGCGTGTATCTTCGGTTGTCCCATTCTGCCCAGTGGATTTGACAGAACGTGGTGTGGTGTAAATCGACTCCATGCGGGCGATCTTCATGCGTAGGGCTTGGATCACAAGCACTTGCTGGAGGATCTGATCTTCGAGGCGTTCTGGCTGTGTCATGCGACTCCCTGCAATCGGTGTAAGACAACCTTGGCGACGTCCCGTGCGCCGCCGAGGTTCTCGGTGTGGAACTTGAGTGTGGAATAAGCGTCGTTGCCGCTACGGGCCCAATGCTCCAGCAGGAGCCTCCAAGCGCCTACTGCGTCACGGTCGCTTAGACCGTGCGAGATCAATACACGTCGGCATACCGAACAGTGGCTCTTGATGTCCGCTCTCGGGTCACGTTGCTTGATCCGGTTTGCTATGTCATCTTGAACCTCCCACCCGTTGAACGCGGTAGCGTTTCCCTGGTTAGGTGGACTAGTTAAATGGACTAGTTCCGATCCCTGCGTCATCTTGACGCCGATAGATGCATCATCTTGACGCTTCTCCTGCGTCATCTTGACGCTTCGTGATGCATCAACTTGAGGCATCTCCTCGCCTGTCAAGTTGATCCGGTAGACAAGCGCCTTGCCTCGGCTACTGGTTGTGAGTACGCCACTTACACGTAGTTGATCCAAGGCGCGCTGGCAAGTTGAACGGCTGATGCCGCACTTCGCCGCCAGCACTGCCTGACGTGGGTAGGCGATGCGTCCGTAGTCAAGAATCGCCAACAGCACCAATTTTTGGATGCCGTCGAGCGCTCCGCAGCGCCAAACTTCCGATGGTTGGGGACGGGTCAAAACGGCACCTCCTCCTCGACCACCACCTGAATATCCGTGATGATCACGCCGTCTTGCCAAGGCTTCAAGTGCAGAATGACCAACTTGCCGATGATGTCCGCATCAACCGCCGAGAACGAGGTGAACCACTCGACGCCGTTGGCCTCAAGCCCTACTCGCCAGTATTGCTTTCCTGACTTTGCCGTCTTCGGATCAACTCCTGCACAAATGCCCCGTACCTGCTGACCGCCTTTAGGCGCTGGCTTGCCTTCTGCGGGCTTCGACGCCTTGGAGGGCGCAGCGAGTGCCTTGCGAGGCGCGGGCGCTTCCTGAGGCATCGTGCGCTCTTGCTCGGGCATCTCTTCAGCGATGCTGCCCTCGTAGTCGAGCGCAGCGAACGCCCAGCCCATCACGCCCTTCAAGGCGCGACCAGTGGCGCGAGTCTGCGCCATCATCTGCCGTGCAAACTGTGGTCGCGTATTCCACGGGCGCTCGTCGTCGAAGACCGAGCCAATGCCCGAGCCCACAACGACGCCGTTCAACATCACCGTGCAGGTCGCTTCCCAGTATCCAGCCACGCTTTCCGTCGGGTCAACGTGGCGAACGCTGGCAGTGCCTGAGGTGTAGCCGAGCGATGAGGCGATCGCCTGTGCGCCCTGCACGGTGAGGTAGTTGCGTCCTTGGATGACTTGCGTGTACTTGGCGCGGACGATGGGCCCGACAATCCTGCACACTTCCTCGTTGCGCTTGACAATAGCGCCCGGGTTGATGCCTTCCGTGGCAGTTAGTTCGTTCATCGCTTGACCTCCGGCTTGCACGATTCGTGCGACGGGTCAAGCAGCATCAGCATCAGCACACCAGCAGCGAAACAACCGATCAGAACGTACGTAATTTCAAGCATTTTGCGTCCCTCTCAAAGGAACGCACATGAGCAGATGCAGATAAGTGTTTGGCTGTTACGTTAAACTCTATAACCTGCCATCGACCGATCTGACGTACACCTCTCATGTGCGCTTTAGACGCATCTTATCGGCAAGTAAGGAAATTTGCTTGACTCTTTCTGCCGTTTTGCTAGCAAGTTTGCTTGTGCGCTTTTCTTCATCCTGAGCCACCAATAATCTGCGTACTGCGCGCTCATAACTAAAGCCCACCTTAAAGCGCCAGTCCCACTGCGGGCCCGGGTCAGCCGTGATCGTCCACTTGCCCCGAGGGTCAGAATCCTTGCGGCAAAGCCACCATTCGCCGCGCTGGCGATCCAATTTTTCTATTAGGCCCCGGTGTCTCATGACCGGAAGGTACTTGGTTTACCTTTTAAACCAACTGAGGATCTTTCCTACCCAGCCCGGCGTAGCCCTGTTCAGGGCTGCCTGACGCTGGGCGCACGGCGCGCAAGGCTTTATGCCAACAGCCTTTGTGGCGCGGGCAACCATGTCGCCTAAGAGAGGCGATCCATCGTTATCTCCATCGGGACTATGTTGATCGGGTAATTCGAAAGGGTTCCTTTTTCGTAACTTTGGGTGCATATTGATGTGTCCCAATATCCCTCTGCGATGTCGCATGGGTA